TAATATATAAGAAAAGGTTTTGTTGATTTGTGGCACAGGCTAATGTAAAACTTACAGTTGATGCTTCGCAAGCCACAAGAGCATTAAAAGGCGTACAGGCGCAATCAACGGGGTTACAGAATAATTTAGGTAAACTTAAGGCTGCATTTGCGGGTGTTGCTTTCACGGCTGTTGCAAGACAGGCTGTCAATACGGCTTCAAATTTTCAGGCTTTACAATTAAGAATGAAAGTTTTGACGTCAGAATTTGGTGAATTTGCAGGGGCGCAAGAATTGGTAACAAAGGCGCAAGACAGGTTTAATTTATCAATAGTTGAAGCTACAAAAGGTGTAACAGATATTTTTGCAAGATTAAGGCCGCTTGGTATTTCCTTAAAAGATATTGAAACTACATTTATCGGTTTTAACACGATTGCAAAATTAGCTGGATTAAATGCAACAGAAGCAAGTGCAGCGTTTACACAGCTTGCACAGGGTTTAGGTTCTGGGCGTCTACAAGGGGATGAATTTAGAAGTATTGCAGAACAGGTTCCACAACTATTAAAAGCCATATCAGACGAAACTGGCATTGCTTCAGGTAAGTTAAAAGATTTTGCGTCAAAAGGATTGCTTAAATCTGACATCATTTTGAGAGCCTTGGCAAAATCAGCAGATGAAGGCGCAGACAAAATTGGTGCAATTATGGACGCTTCGCCTGCCGAAGTATTTAAAGCATTTAACAACGCTGTTCTTGAACTTCAGTTAACACTTGGCGATAAACTATTACCTGTTGTTTTAAAAGCAACTAAAGGTTTAACAGCCTTGATTGATGGGGTTGTAAGTTTTGTTGATAGCGAAGCGGGGACAGTTACATTTACATTCATTGGAATTGCCGCGGCTATCAAAGGGATTGCGGTTGTTGTTCCCATCGTTGGCGCACAAATAGCGGCATTGAAAGCGGGATTTATTGGAATAACTGTTGCGTCAAGAGTATCACTTGGAAGTCTTGTTGCTTATAAAGCTACACTTGCAGCAACTTCAGCGGGATTTGCTACAGCTACCGCCGCTGCTACTGCATTTAAAATTGCTATAGCAAAAACTGGAATTGGTCTTTTAGTTATTGGACTTGGTTTTGTTGCCGCCGCTTTGATGAAAGCAAATGCAGAACAAAAAAAGTTTAACGATCTTTTGGAACAAGGAAGCGCGGCAGAAATAACAAGAAATATTGAAGAAACTGAAGAAAAAATCAAAAAATTAGAAGAAAGTCTTCAAGGTCTAGGAACAAACAGAAGTGATCGCGGAACAAAACTTGCTATTGAAAGAGATATTGTAAAAGCTAATGAAGAAGTAGAAAAATTAAAACTTAGTTTAGAAGATGCAAAATTAAGAGATTTAAGCAAAGAATTTGAAATGATAAAGAAAAATTTGACAGATTCAAATGCTTCTTTGGAAAAAAATAATGAAATATCAAAAGAATTAACAGAAGAAGCAAAAATAAGAAAAGAGCATGAATTAGCGATTGCAGACCTTGAAAAAAAATTTGAAGGGAAAGAATTAGAAGAACTTAAAATTTTACAAGAACAAAATACACAGCACAAACTTAAAGGTGAACAAATTAAAAAAAATGCAGAAGAAGCCAAAAAATTAAAAGATACATTTAAAGAAGTTGGTGACGCAATAGAATCGAATATTAAAAATAATTTAAGGGATGCTATTACAGGTGCGCAATCGTTTGGTGATGCAATGAATAATGTTCTTAATTCAATAAAAGATAAATTAATAGATATAGCCCTAGACAGTGCATTAGGTGGGATTGGTGATAGTATCGGTGGATTTATTGGAAAAATATTTAAAAGGGAAAGAGGTGGGCCAGTTACGGCAGGCGGTACTTTTTTAGTAGGTGAAAAAGGCCCAGAAATTTTACAGATGGGAGCAAGGGGTGGCACAGTAATTCCAAATAGTAAAATAGGAGGTGAATCTGTTACAAACAATATTGTTGTCAATGTTGATGCTTCTGGTACTGCTGTTCAAGGTGATGATGCTAATGCAAATCAGTTTGGAGAACAGCTTGCCGCAGCTATACAAGCTGAGATAATAAATCAAAAACGGTCTGGAGGTTTACTTAACTAATGGCAACTTTTCCAATAACAAATCCTATTTATAACACTAGAATTGATGCGAAACCAAAAGTAAATGTTATAAGTTTTGGTGACGGTTTTGAACAAAGATTAACAGAGGGATTAAACCAAAATCCTTTATCTGTTAATTTAGTTTTTGAACTTTCTCAAACTGATGCAGATACAGCAATAACTTTTTTAAATTCAAGAGTAGATGATGGAGCGTCTTTTGACTACACATTGCCAAGTGAATCAAGTTCAAGAAAATTTGTATGTACTTCTTTTCCAAGAACAATTCCATACTTAAATAGAGTTAGATTGACTTGTATATTTAGGGAGGTATTTGAAGCGTAATGGCTATACCTTTTGCTGAACTAAATAAAATAAATCCTAGTTCTATTATTGAACTTTTCGAGCTTGAACTTACTGTTGGAAAGCATATTGCTACAGGCAATCCACAAAATTTGCCTACCGTTTACAGATTTCATGCTGGTGCAAATTTAAATAATTTTGGTGAAGTAATTTTTCAATCAAATTCATATCAAAGAGTAGCAGTGCAAACACAAGGTTTTGAAAAGAACAGCACTGGAGTTATTACAAGACCTACAATTACTTTTTCCAATTTAGGCGGTATTGTACAAAATCCAGCAACAGGTCTTGTTATTACTATGAGTGATTTTCTAGCCATAGTAAATCAAGTCACACCTCATAATGATTTGATAGATGCAAAACTTACAAGAAAAATGCCATTAGCATCTGCTTTAGATAATGCTAATTTTTCATCAGGAACAAACCCTTTTGGGACACCTAGTGCAGATAGATTGCGTGATGAGATATTTGTTATTGATAGAAAGGCTGTTGAAAATAGACAAGTTGTACAATTTGAACTTACTGCCGCCCACGATTTAGAAAACAGATTAGTCCCTCAAAGAACCGTTACAAGAGACTTATTCCCTGCTGTAGGAACCTTTGTATAATGAGTGAATATATTTGGGCTACTGATGCTTTTGCTCACGCTACAGAGGTGTATCCAGAAGAATGTTGTGGACTTGTAATTGATCTTGATGGTGTTCCAACATATTGGAAATGTAAAAACATATCTGGTGCATATAAAGAAAAATCATTTGTGATTGACCCCTTAGATTATGCAAGAGGTGAAGATCAAGGAGAGGTTCTTGGTATCGTACATTCCCATCCTGATGGAGAACTGGCTTTTAGCCATACTGATAGAATGGCTTGTAAGTATTTAGATTTACCTTTTTATCTTGTTGAACCTAAATCAGAGTCTATTATTGTTGTATATCCATCTGAAATAAATGATTAAACTAACTATTTATGGCAGATTAAGAAAATTTATCGGTCAGTCTAGTTTTGAGATCAAAGCTAAAAGTGCAAAAGAGGCTTTTAGTTTTTTGATTAATAATTTCAAAGGTGTTAGAGAACACATGAAAGATCAAGAATATTGTGTAATGGCTGGTGATTTAAGAATTAGTGAAGAATTACTTGATATGCAAACTGTAAGTGATATAAAGATTGTACCTGTTGTTCATGGTGAAATTATACCAATTATAGCGGGAATAGCTGCTATTGGTGCTGGAGGTGCTATTACAGCGGGGACTGTTAGTATTTTGGGTATTACTATCGGAGCCAGTATAGGAACTGCTTTAACTCTTATTGGTACAAATATGTTAATAAACGGAATTACTGATTTATTAACACCTGATCCAGTAAGGCCCAATGTTACTAGACAAGAAGACCCCCAAGATCCTAGTTATATTTTTACAGGCCTTTTAAATAATACAAAACAAGGAGTTCCCATAAACATAATATATGGTGAGGTTTTAGTAGGAAGTACTGTTGTAAGTTCTTCAGTAGATTCTTTTCAAGCTACTTATCAAACAGGAGGTCTTTAATTTTGTCAGGTGCTTTAATTCTTAATACTTCTTTAAAAGAAGTTTACTTAGCTGATATACAACTTACACCAACAACAAACTTAAAATCTATTGATTTTGGTACTGTTGTTGATGTTCTTGGAGAAGGTCAAATTGAAGGAAGTGCAACAGCAAGCAAAGCTGAGATTACTGATAAAACGAGTGCTGCATACAAAAATGCGTTTCTTAAGGATTTATTTTTAAATAAAACTGCTGTTTTACAGGCTGATGCTGATAATACAAACCCAGATCCTTCTGAATTTAATTATCCTAAAGATCGTTTACAATTTGATTTTCAAGATGGAACAGCAAATAATACAGTTCTTTTTGCCGCAGCACAACAAAGTTCAGAGGTAATTACAGGTGATAAAGGGCAAGAATGTAGTTTTCCAGTTGGAGGTACGGCAACAGTAAGATCAGGAACAATAAGTGATGTTCGGATAGATACAGTACAAGTTAAAGTAAAATTTGACCAGTTTTTTGCTTTAGATGAATCTACTGGGAATAGAAATTCAACATTTGTCGATGTACTTATAAAAGTTAACCCAAATAACGGATCAGCAATTACAGTTCTTGAAGATCAAGTAGTAGGAAAAAGTTTTAATCCCTACAACAGAGATTATGGTATTGATTTACGGTTAATAAGTGGATATAACACAAACACTTCTGGAGCTTCTGGATCATTTTTTCCAATAGTAGTGAGTGTTGAAAGAACAAATGATGTCGGTGGTCAAAATATATTCAATACAATGCGTTTAGCAGAAATAAGACAAATTATAAGAGAACCAAATAATTATCCTAATATTGCATATTCAGCATTAAGATTTAGCTCTGAATTATTCCCAAATACTCCAGCTAGATTTTTTAGGGTAAGAGGAAAACTTATAAAAATTCCAGCAGAAAACAGTGCCATAACTGCTCAATATACAATAACAGGAACCACTGTTACCATTCAAAAAACAAGTCATGGTTTAATTCAAAACGATGGGATAATATTTGATGCTACATCAGGTACAGGTGTCGATGGAATATATATTATAAGTAGTGTTGCCACAGACGGAAATAGTTTTACATTTGAGGATCCAGATTATTCTGGAGGAAATGTAACCACAAGTAACTGTACATATAAACCAAATCCATATGTTGATTTAGCAAATGGCAGAATAATTTATCCTAATAATTACACATTCAATGGTACTTTTAAAACAGATAAAGCTTGGACAAGTGACCCTGCTTGGGTTTTATATGATCTTCTTACAGATACTACAAGTGGCTGTGCAATTCCTGAATCTGAATTAGATCCTTATACTTTTTATAGTGTCAGTACTTATTGTACTGCTTTGGTAGATGACGCCAATGGCGGACAGGAGCCACGTTTTTCAATAAATGTAAATATCAACAATAGGCGTGATGCAATGGCATTGATTAAGGATATTTGTTCTGTGATGAGAGCAATACCTTACTATGAGGAAGGCACAATAAAAATTGCACAAGACGCACCAAAAGATCATGCTAACCCAAGTGCCTTATCTTTTGATTATGTTTTTAATAATGCAAACGTCATTGATGGAAATTTTGTTTATGCTGGTTCATCTGTAAAAACTAGATTTAACGTAATTAATATTTCTTATTTTGATTTAAGTACTCAAGAAATAGATTATGTGACTGTAGAAGATAGCACTGCTAAAGCAAAATACGGAACACAGACAAAGACAATAAATACTTTTGGTACCACTTCAAGAGGTCAAGCTCAAAGAGTTGGAAAATGGTTTTTACATACACAACAAAATCAAACTGAATCAGTTGTTTTTGAAACTAATATTGCTGCTGGCTCAGTTGTAAGGATCGGGCATATTATTGGTATTGCAGACAGAGTAAAATCTTCTACAAGACGAGGTGGTCTTGTTAAACAAATTAGCTCTAGTCAGGGTAATTCAAATATAGATCTAATAACTTTAGATAATGCTGGTGCAACAAATTTACCAGACATAAGTGACGATCCAAAAATAAGTTGTATGTTGTCTAATGGAACTGTCGAGACAAAAACAATAGATGAATATGTTACAGGTAATGTAGTAAAAGTATCAGGAAATTTTACATCTGATCCTGTTTTAAATAGCCCTTATATTCTTGAATCTGGTGAAATAGCAGTACAAGCGTTTAGGGTTACAAATATAAAAGAAAATGCAAATAAATCGTATACAATTACTGCTATTAATTTTAATGAGGGTAAATATGCCGCAGTCGAAGATGGCGAACAACTACCAGCAAAAAATATAAATATTATTACAAGCATTTTGCCATCACCACAAATCATTGATGGATCAGATGGAACAAAAGCAATTCAAGAAACTATTATATTAAACAACAATAGACCTGTTCCAAAGCTTTTTATTGACTGGCAATCTGTGGAAGGTGCTTCAGGTTATGAACTTATATATACTAAGGATGATGAAAACCCTGTTATAATCAATACTCAACAGTCAGAAGTTGAAATATTACCCTCTGAAGCTGGAATATATAAAATACAAATTTATACAATCAATTCAAGTGGTCAACGCAGTAGAACCCCTACTGAAACAACTGTTAATACTGTTGGACTTACTGCTGTTCCTGAAAATCCTTCAGGTTTACAGATAGAGCCATTTAACAATTCACAAGTAAGACTAACATGGACAAAAACAACAAGCCTTGATGTTGAATTTGGTGGGGCTTGTGAAATTAGACATTCTCCTAAAACATTATCTCAAGCAACGTTTGCGAACTCAACTCCATTAAATGAAAATATAAATGGTTCAACTAATGAAGCAATTTTGCCAGCTTTATCAGGAACTTATTCTTTAAAATTTCGTGATTTAGGTGGTAGATTTTCAGTAACCGAAGCAAAGGTCGAACTAGCACTGCCAGAAATGGCAGATGAATTACAACTTAAAAATGCAAGTGGAAATGATTTTAGAGAGCAATCAGCATTTAGCGGCACAAAAACAAATGTATCTGTTGTCTCAGGTGCTTTACAATTAACAAACCCTGCAACATCATTAACTGGTACTTATGAATTTGCATCTGTTTTGGATTTTGGGGCTGTTTACCAAAATATAAGATTAAAAAGACATATTATAAGTGAAGGGTTCTTAGTATCAGATTTATTTGATTCTATTCCTGATTTAGATGCAAGAGATAATTTTGACGGTGCTGGTAGTGATCGTTTAAAAAGTAGAGTGCAAGTTTTAACATCACAAGACAACTCAAGTTTTACTAATGAGCAAAATTTAATAAATGGTGCGTTTAGTGCTAGAGCTTTCAAATTTAAAGGAAATCTTATTTCTGTTGATGTCAATGAAAATATAAAATTTACTGAATTAGGTTTTGATGCTTTTTTGCCATCAAGAACAGAAAACAAATACCAATCAGGAGGAAGTATAATATCTACACCTTTGCAATCAAATCCGTCAGGTGCTTTCCCCAGTGGCCGACCAGTTGTTTTTGGTAAGCCATTTTTTACGGGAACAAGTGATATAGGTGGTTCAACCACTGCTTTTTTACCTTCCATATCAATAGCTCCAGAGGATATGCCAAGCGGTGCTTTTTACGAGTTAAGTGCTATTTCAAGGACAGGCTTTACAATAGTATTCAAGAACTCATCAAGTGCAGTGATTGATGTGAAATTTACATTTCAAGCGTTAGGATATGGAAAGGGAGCTTGATTAAATGACAAGAGTTAATTCTACTGGAAAAGAAAGTTCAAGTAATTTTTCACCTGATAACGGTACTGGCCTTGCTGTAAGAACAGCAATGAAAGATATATTTGAATCTCTTAGAACTGTTAACAGTGCTGCTGGCGATCCCTCTGGGGCGGCTAATCTTGCAGCTTATCAATTACATATAAATACAACAAGCAATGAACTAAAAATAAGAAATGCAGCAAATTCAGATTTTATTGTATTAGGAGATGTAAGTCAGACAAACTTTGGTTTTTTATCAGCTTCAGGAGGAACTCTTACTGGTGTACTAGCTGCTACTGCTGGATCAAATACAGCACCAGCTTTACATTTTGGTGATAGTGGAACTGGATTATACAAAAAAGCATCAAATCAATTAGGATTTACCGCTAGTCAAGCCGCAATAGCATTTGCAGATCAAAATAGTTTTACTATAGAAAACCAAAAAGAATTAAGACTTTTAGAAAACTCAGGTAGTGAATATGTTGCGATAAAAGCACCAGCTAGTCTTGCTGCTAATTTAACTTTGACTTTACCTGTAGCTGCCCCTACTGCGGCATCTACTGTTAATGCAGGGGCTGGATACGCATTGATAGCCATTGATGAAAGTGGTTCATTAGGTTGGGGATTAGCTGGTGGTGCGGAGGGTGCTGCTGGAAGTAATAATCAAGTTTTTTGGGAGAACGATCAAGCTGTTACAGCTAGTTATACAATATCAACTGGAAAAAATGCTGGTAGTTTTGGGCCAATTACAATAAACTCAGGAGTCACAGTTACAGTTGGTTCTGGTGAGACATGGACTGTAGTATAAAAATGTTTATAATAAATTTATGAGTCAAATCAAAGTAAACAGTATTGTTCCTGTAGGAGGCGTTAGCACTGGGGCTTTTGGTGGCATTATTCAAGTCGTTCCAGCTTTTACAACTGCATCAACTTCTGTTTCTTCTACTACTCCTGTAGCTATTAATGGTCTAACTGTAACAATTACACCTTCATCTACTAATAGTAAATTTTTAATAATGGCATCAATGACATTAGGTCATGATAATCAAGCAACTGCAATTTTATTAGATTTAATGAGAAATGGTTCAAAAATAGCTCAGGGGGTAAATGCTACGCAGGGTGCTTGCACAAGTCTTTTACATTTTGGGGCAGAAGTTTCAGGTGCTTTTAACTATTCATACCAGCACGTAGACGAAACAACTTTAAGTGACTTATCAGACATAACCTATAGTTATCAGTTTGCTACAAGTGGTCAGGGTACAGCTAAAGTAAATCAAAGGGGAAATGGTACTGATTTAACAAGTACAGCAAATTTAATAGTATGTGAGGTGTCAGGATGAGTACTTTATCTGTCAATACTGTTAAAAGTTTAGGTACAGGCGCACCAGTATTTCAGAATAGTTCTGGAACGGAAAAAGGTCGTTTAGCGAAAGCATATGTGAATTTTGATGGTACAGGTACGTTAACATCATCAAATCAAAGTGGAGTTAGAGATTCATTTAATGTTGCTGCTGTGATTGATGATGGTACTGGTAAATATACAGTTACTTTTACTAATCAGATGTCAGATGCTAATTATGTGACGAATGTTTCACAAAATTTTCTTAATAATACTAATACAAATATGACAAGTATGGTTTGTGGTATTCATCAACAAACCACTACTAATGTAAAAGTTTACACAACTTTATTACTGGGAGGCGGTTCACAAAGTTCACAAGCTAACAGATCCGCTACAGATTGTGAGATGGTTTACGTTGTTGTTTTTGGAGGTTAATTATGTCCATACTTAAAGTTAACACAATTCAAAATGCAAGTGGTGGAAATGCCTCAACTACAGACAATATTCAACAGGGCATAGCAAAAGCTTGGGTTAATTTTGATGGAACTGTTGACAGCAGTTCAACAAATCCTATAAATGATAGTTTTAATGTTTCTGGGGTTACTGATAATGCAACAGGTATTTATACAATTACTTTCGCTACTAATATGTCAAATGTTAATTATGTAGTGAATATTTCAAAAAGATTAAGTGAAACTGGTGGGGTAACAAGTACAGATGATGTTTTAGCGGGTCTTGTAAACACGCCACAAACAGTATCAACTGTTAAAGTCTATGGAAGAGTTGGAACCACCGACACCGACTGTAAAGGGATACACGTTGTTGTTTTTGGTGATTAAAAATAATTAAGATATACTAAAAGAAAACTTTATGGCTAATTCAGACAAAAGATTTATCTATGAGAATGATGATGGTGGTATTTCTATTGTTATTCCAGTAGATAATACAGATTTAACTTTAGATGAAATTAAAGATAAAACTTGTCCTAGTGGTAAGACAGTTTATACTGTAGATAAATCTGCGATTCCTACTGACAGGAGTTTTAGAAACGCTTGGACTTATACGGAGTAAACAATGGGATTTGGCGTTGATATGGCGAAAGCCAGAGAAATTCATAAGACCAACATTCGTAATGCAAGAACACCAAAACTTGCAGAACTTGATGTCGAGTTCCAAAAGGCACTTGAAACAGGTGCAAGTACAACTGATATAGTTGCTAGAAAACAAGCATTAAGAGATGCTCCTGCTGATTCTGAGATTACATCCGCAGCAGATACAGATGCACTAAAAGCACAATGGAAAACTGATATACTAGGCACATCTCCTTATAGTTAAATGGCTATTATTGCTGGAACTTATGACTTTACTGTTCAAAGAAGATCAGATCATACAGAGTCAATAAGGATTACAGATTCTAATGATAATGCGGTTGACCTCAGCGGAGCAACTATAGCCGCTCAAGTGTGGAACAAAGATAGGACTGGTAAGTACGCAGACTTCTTAATTTCCTATACAAATAGAACTAACGGTGAATTTACAATGAGTCTTACACATATACAGACGGCACAATTTACACCCAACGAATTATCTTATGATGTTTTAATTTTAAATGCTTCAGCAACAGAGCGAGAATATTATTTAGAGGGTAATATATTTGTAAGTGAAGGATACACCACAATATGAGTAACATAAACATTACTCAAAACAAAAACACTGTTACTGTCAATGGTGAAACTAGGGTTGTCACTGTAAAAACGGCAGGGCCACAAGGCCCCGCCTTTGATATTGAGTTAGTACATACAGATAAAGTTGATAATTCTATAATGTACTATGACGCAACTAGTGGTAAGCTGAAACTAGATAGCACTACAACAAAAAGCACACTTTTAGATGGGGGTAACTTTTAGAAATGGCTAACACAATCAGAATAAAAAGATCAACAGGCTCAAGTAACCCTACTTCTCTTGAAAATGCTGAAGTTGCTTTTAGAGAAGGTGATGAAGTCTTAGTTATTGGAAAAGGTACAGGAGGTGCGGGAGGTTCCGCAACATCTATTGAAGCTATTGGTGGTAAGGGAGCGTTTTTTGATAAAGCAACAACTAGAAATGCAAATATTGTATTAGCTGGCCCTACAACTGGAAGTGCCGCTGCTCCTACGTTTAGAGCTTTAGTTGCTGGTGACTTATTAAAATTAAATGAATTTACTGCACCTGATGGATCTGTAAGTCTTAATAGTCAAAAAATAACAAATTTAGCTACTCCAACAGCAAACGGTGATGCAGCTTCAAAATCGTATGTTGACGGTGTTTCTCAGGGATTAGATATTAAAGAAGCTGTTAAGGTAGCAACAACAGCAAATATAACTTTGTCAGGCACTCAAACTATTGATGGAGTTTCTGTTTCTGCTGATGAAAGAGTATTAGTCAAAGACCAAAGTACTGCAACTGAAAATGGATTATATCTCTGCAAAGCAAGCTCATGGACAAGAACTGATGATTTAGCAGCGGGTTCAGATGCGTCATCTGTATTTGTATTTGTAGATCAAGGAACTGTCAATTCTGAAAATGGCTTTGTTTGTACAAGTTCAAAAGGATCAGCAGTCGTAGATACTAACAATTTAAGCTTTACGCAGTTTTCGGGTGCGGGTCAGATCACCGCATCAGATGGCCTTTCAAAAAGTGGAAATACTTTGTCAGTCGATTTGAAGTCAAATGGCGGTCTTGTAATTGAATCATCAAAATTAGCTTTAGATTTAGCCGCAAGTTCAATAACTGGTACTTTACCAGTAACAAAACTAACTAGTTTAACTGCAACAGTTTCAGAATTAAATATTTTGGATGGAGTTACTGCAACAGCCTCAGAATTAAATATTATGGACGGAGTTACCGCCTCAACTTCAGAACTAAATATAATGGATGGTGTGACAGCTACAACCTCTGAACTTAATTTTACTGATGGTGTTACAAGCAACATTCAAACACAATTAGATAGTAAATTAGATGAAAACTCAACTATTAACGGAGGGTCTTTTTAACTCTTAAATTTATTTTTAATTATTTAAAACATGGCAAATGTAATTAAATTAAAAACAGGGACAAGCACACCTACAACAAGTGATATTGTAAATGGCGAAGTTGCTATAGATACTTCTGCAAAAAAACTGTATGTCAATGATAGTGGAACTGTTAAAGAAATTGGTGGTGGTAGTGGTGGCGGTGGTGTTACTTCAGATGCACAAGGCAACACTGTAGGCGGTACAAATGCAGGGGATTCTTTTACAGGAACTGATGCAGAAAAAAATACTTTATATGGATTTAATGCAGGGACTTCGATCACTTCTGGTGACCAGCATACTTTTGTAGGTTATGACGCTGGAGCTTCTGTTGTAAATACTACAGATACAGGCGGTTCTACCGCAATAGGCCATGAAGCCATGAAAAATGCGACAGGTTACGATAACACTGCTGTAGGAGATAATGCTTTAAAAAATAACAGTTCCAATGGGTATAACGTGGCCGTGGGAACTTATTCTCAAAGAGAGACAACTAGCGGTACAAGGAATTGTACTTTAGGAGCTTTTACTGGTCAAAATTTCAGTTCGGGCAGTGATAACGTAATTGCAGGGTATCAAGCAGGGCAAAATACCACCACTGGAAGTAAGAATGTTTTCCTAGGATTTCGGGCTGGTCAAGGTGGAGGAGGAGTTACTGGAGAGAACAATATTTGTATAGGTTATAATGTAAATCCTTCAGCTAGCACCTCAAATGAAATAACAATAGGCGACTCTAATATTACTAAGTTTAGAGTTCCAGCTTTAAATTTTGTTATTAAAAGTAGCACTGCCACACAAGGCCATGTTTTGACGGTTGATGCTAACGGTGAGGCAGGATTCGCAGCAGCTTCTGGAGGAGGTGGTGGACTTACTTCAGATGCCCAAGAAAATACAGTTGGAGGAACTAATGCTGGAGATAGTTTTGATGGAACAAATGCGACTAACAATACTTTAATAGGAT